TGCTGAGCCTAAATCAATAGCTGAGTTGAACAGTTATGGTCATAATGTGTTACCTGTTAGCAAGGGTCGTGATAGTATCGTATATGGTTTAAATTTAATTAATCAGAATAAGGTTTATGTAGCGTGGTTTAAGTTTAGTTCTTTTCCTATTTGAGTTAACGAATAACCTTTTTGTCTTAATAAAAATGATGCTAATGTTTTCATTTCTATTTGTTCTCTTTTCCTACTTTTTAAGGTTACATCAATTCCTGTTTCTTGTTTTATTTTTTGTACTATCATAATTTTTCTATTTCTTGTTTTACTTCAAATAAGTACATTGTTTTATCAAATGATTCACTTAAATCACCTGTAATAAATTCAAGTGCAAATTCTACTGCTATTAATGCACATTGTTTGGCTATAAATAAATCGCCATAAATTCCGTCTTCTTTAGTTACTAAATACATTTTATCAACTAACTCTTTTGCTTTCTCTTTTGGTATCATAATCCTTTTTCTTTTTTAAATATTTCTAATAGTTCTTTTGTTGATTTCATAGAATAAACTTCTTCATTATATAATCTTGCTTCATCTTTCCACTCGGCAAACTCAATTGCGTAATCGTCTGCTCTTTCTACTATAATATCAGCCTGATAATCTGTAATTGGATTATCATAATCTTCTAAATAATTATCTGATAATATTTTTTCTTTTAGTGTCATAATTCATCAAATGTTAATTCTAATTCTTTTGGGTTAAATTGTTCTATTACTGAAGTAAGTGTTAAAAATGAAGATACTTCTATTGCTAAATGTATACCTGCACAAACTTCAAATTCTTCACGTTCTTCATAGTCTTTTAATATGTAACGCATTGTTTCTAATGTTTCGCCTTGTGCAATATCATAAAGAGTCATTGCAAATGCTTCATCTTTTGTTATCATAATACACCTCTTAAAACGTATTGGTCTAAATCTACTCCTTCTGTTTGAAAAAAGTATTTATAGTTGCTAATACCTTGCTCAAACTTTTGTTTGCCTTTCTCATAGAATTCATCACTACATTCAAATATAGCTATGTCTAAACTGCCTTTGTCAATTACAACAAATACAAAGTTATCTACTCCAAACATTTCACGATATAACCACGCTTGTAAATCATAACTGTATTTATCAGCTGAATATCTAAAGTCTTTTATACCTGTAGTTGTTTTTAAATCTATAATAGTATTGCCTTTTAATATATCTGCTTTTGCTCTAATAGGTATTCCATCAATCATTGCTATTTCAGGAACTTCAAATTCTGCATTGGTTAAGTATTCTTTTACTGCTTCGTTTCTTAATAATGCATCACATAAACGTTCAGCAGCTTTCTTTTCAGTTTTAGTGTAAACTTCTTTACCTGTTTCTTTTGCGAGCTTATATTCCTTTGATGCTTTTGTAGCAGCGTCAACAAACACAATATCGTTTAATTTTTCAGGTTCTAATATCATTGTATGAAATAGTTTACCATCTCTTAATGCTTGTGTTTCACCACTACCATATTTTTTTGTAAAGTAATACGTTTTAGGTGAAGATATTAATGTTTTAATACTTGAACTACTTAAAGCGTTTTGCCCTAAATATCCATAGTAAAAACTATCATTGTGCATTTCAGCTAATAGTTCTTCTTTGGTCCATTGTTTGTTATCAAATGTTGTTATCATATTATCTTATTGTTATTTTGTTTAAATTGTTAAATGTTTCTTCTTCCCTTAATACTTCTCTGATTTGTTCGTAATATAAATCTGATTCGTTCCATTCTTTTAGCAGTAGCTTTTTAATGTCACGCAATTTATTTTTCATATATGCGTTATCCAAATCTTTGCTTAATTGTATAAGGCTATCTAACTCGTTTATAATTTCTGTTTTCATTATGCAAATAGGTTATCGGTCATTTCTTCTTTTAATTCTATCTCGTCAGCTTGGCTCATTATAGGAAGTATATTTACTCCATTAAAGTAAACTGCTTCAATAATAATTTCAGGATGATATTCTTTATCACCATCATCGTAGCTGTTGTATTCAACTTCTACTTCTTCTTGTCTGTACTTAAATGTTTCTGTTTTTCGGTAAAATGTTCTCATATTGTTTTTGTTTTAATTGTTTGATGAAGCAAATATAATAATTATTTTTTACTTAAAAAATTTATTAACAAAAAATTAACAAAAAAAAAGGTAGCTATTAAACTACCTGTATCTTTGTCTTATCATTCCTTCCCTTGCCCTTTCAAGAAAACCTTCTTTTGTTATTGGGTAGCCTTTGTAAACTTCTTGTAAATTACATTGAACATCTTCGCCATCTACAATAGACTTCATAACATACCTTATATGTTTTACACCTTCTATTTCTATAATATAGTGCTCAAAACTTGTTACTTCTATCTTTGCTTCTTTATTCATTATTTATAAATATTTGAATACTATTTTTTTTTAATTTATTATTTAAAATAATTTTAATGCCATCAAACCTTACATTTTTTTGAATTTCTTTTAAATTAAAAACATCTAATAAATATTGGAAATACAAATCTTTTGACAAATGTATATTATAACCACCTATATTATTTATATTTTTGGTTAAGTTTGTTAGTCTACTTACTATTTGTTGTTCTCTATCCATTCTTCCTGAAGTTTCTCGTGGTGTTCTATTTCACGAAGTAAATAATTTAAGGCTTTACGCAAGTCATCAAGTTCGTTATCTTTTTTACCTGCTCTTGCTAAATACTTAACTATGTTTCCCCTGTTAAAATTCATATCGTACATTTTACAAAAGTCTATGACATCAATCTTTGATTCTGTAATGTAGTGCATTGGTGTTTCCATATTAGTCTATTTTTAAAAATTCTGTTTCTGCATATTCTTTAAACCATTCTTTGTTATCGTTGTATTTTTCAATAACTGCATCAATCATAATTAACTCGTCAAGTGTTGAGGTTGTTAATTTAGCTACCAAACTTTCTATTTTGTTTAAAATGTTTGTAGTCATTTCAGGGTCTGTTTTGTAAATACTTGCATATTCTTGATGTACGACGCTTTCTAAATCTTTGTTAAGACTATTTATTCTATTCTTAATTTGTTGCTTATATTGTATTGTAAAGCGTAAATTTTCGTTACATTCTAATAATAACTGTGATAGTATTACCTGCTTTAAATATTCTAATTGTATTGTGTTCATCTAACTTCTATTAAATTTATTAATAACGTATTTATTTTGTCTATTACTTTTTGTTTGTCTTGGAGTTTATTGTTCTCGTAATATATTAAAAAATGCGGAACTTTAAACTCATCTTTGTACTTTTGCCTTTGTACTTCGTGATTTAATTTAGCCTGATTCTGATACGGAGTATTCATATATTGATACGTTATTGGTTTAATTTGTAAACCTAAAAATAACTTTCCGTGACTGTATGCTTCCCAATCAGTAAAATAGTTTTCATCTAAATTATAGTTTGCCTTTCTAAATTCAATGTTTGGAAATTCTTGTTTTAGTTCGTTAATCAAATCAATTTCGTTTAACATACCATTCCAAGTTTGACCAAGAACTCTGAACTTTGTGTATTCAAAACAGGTATCTTCATCCAATTTGGTTATTTCCATTATCTTTTGTGATACTTCTTTTAGTATCTCAACTCCCATAACGGATTTATAAAACAAGAACCAACCTTTTGGAGTTAAAGTTTCAGTTGAATTATAATAGTCATCAAATATCTTTGCACATTTGCCAACTTCAGAACTTCTAAACAACCACGAAATCTTTCTGTCTTTGTTTAATAAACTGAATTTTGCTTTGTCAAATGATACTTCGAATCTATTTTGTTTATTTACCTGCATTCTGAGTTTCGTAAACCTGCTTTAATTCGTTGATTCTATCTCTCCAACAAGAACCACAATTAGAAGGCTGTATTTGTTGATTAAATACATTCTTATAAATTTCAATAATTCTGTTTTGTTGCTTTGGTGTTAACTGATTATTGGTAGTTGAAAAGAAATTAGTTAACCATTCGTTATCTAAATCATTAATACATTCAGTTTTTTTGTAAGGAAACAATTTATTTAGTAAATGCTTTCTATCTTCACAACCACAATCTATTCCTGTAGCTTCAGATATTGCTTCAACTGCTTTTTTAATTCCTGTTGCTTCAGTGATTTTTTCTATTGTATCACCAAGTCCTTTTGGTTTTCTACCTCTTGCCATAATTACTTTCTTTTAAATTTATACTTAAACAATGTTTTTTGGTCTAATATTCTATAAATATTTTTATCTTCTGTTTTAACTATTTTATTATATGTAATTATAAAATATTCTTTTTTTATTTTCCATTCTCTAAAATGGCTTTTACCGTTTAAAACTTTATTAAAAATATCTGCCCTTATACTTCTATTAAATAAAACCAATATTTTATTTATAGTATTGTATAAAATAACATTAATATAGTAATCTATTTGTTTCATAATATTTTAAAGTTTTAAGTTATCGTAATCGTCTTGTAATAATCTTTTTAATTTTTCTTTATTAGCTTTTAACGTATGAAATATAGATACGAAACTAATACCTGTTTCTTTTGCTAATTTTCTTATTGAAGTTTTATTATCCCTGTATAAAGTAAATAGTTTTTTATCGTACCATTCCCAAGAATTAACTTCTTGTTCTGCTTTTATCCTAAAGTCGTTCCATTCGTTTTCTTTTTCTTCAGAATATTCATCAATTAAATTATATATTTCATCATTTAATTCGCATTTGTCAATACGTTTTCTAATATTGTGAAGTTGAAAGTGTATGTTTCTTATTATAATAAATACATAACCACGATTGATTTTACCATTGGTAAACATTTGTTGTTCGGTTACTTTGTATTTATGTAAAAGTAAATACATTTCCTGAACGATATCCTCTGCCCAATCTTTATCAAAAACTGCAGCAAGTTCTACCCAATCACTATGGTATTTAGCAACTCGTTCTAATATTGATTCGTTTCCCATAAAATGTTTATTGATAGTATTCCTACTAATATTTGAAGTGTGTGCCATTTTTCATCATCAGCTTCTTCTACATCGTATAAAGCACCAATCATAAAACCATTGATAATAGCTAATCTCACATCTTTACCTTGCTGAACTGCTAAAGTCAAAGAAAATAAGATTAAAGAAAAAAACAAAAGAATGTATATCATATTAAAATAATTTAGTTTGGCTTGTATGGTTTGTAATTCTTTGTATCGCTTTGTCGTAATACTCTTTATCTAATTCACAAGCTGTCAATTCAAATCCGTAATCGTGACAAGCTATAGCTATTGAACCTGAACCTAAATGCGTGTCAAGTATTTTATCGTTTTCTTTTCCATATTTGTCTAATATCCATTTATAAAGTTTATAAGGTTTTTCAGTAGGATGAAATGTATTTTGAGAAATCAAAGAAGCTCTATTTAATTCAAATTGTCTTGTGACAGTTTCAAATGAAGTCCAAGCCATTTCTCCATCTGACATCGTCAAATCTCTTTGCCCCTTGTACCAAAATATCCAAGCTTTTGTAGGATTTAAATATTCAGTAAAATAATTTGCTCCCCATATAATTTGATTTTTAGATACTCTTTTTAATTCATCAAAGTATTCTAAACTTGGTATTGAGTTATCCCAATTTTTTTGAGTGTGTTCTTTTCTATTATGTTTAGAATTTTTATTAATACTTTTCTTTTGCCCATCTATTCCTATGCCATAAGGCGGGTCTACTATTGCTAAATCAAAATAGTTATCAGGGTAACGTGCCATCAAAAGCATATTGTCCTCGTTCGTTATTGTTATTTTATCTGTTACTTTCATAGCTTATTTAATTATAATATTCCTCTTAATACATATTGGTTTAAATCTACTGCTTCATTTTGAAAAAAGTATTTGTAGTTAGCTATACCTTGTTCAAGTTTGTCTTTACCTTTTTGGTAAAAGTCATCACTACATTCAAAGATACCAATATCTAAACTACCTTTGTCAATACATACAAATATAAATTCATCTACTCCAAACATTTTTTTATACATATAAGCTTGTAAGTCGTAACTATATTTGTCTGCTGAATATCTAAATTCATTTAATCCTGTAGTAGTTTTTAAATCTATTATTTGATTGCCTCTTAAAATATCTGCTTTGGCTCTAAATGGTATTCCATCTATCATAGCTACTTCAGGTATTTCAAATTCAGCACCCATAAAATAACTTGTGGCTTCATTGTTCTTTAGAATTGCATCAGCTAATCTTTCAGCATCTCTTAACTCGTTTGTAGTGTAAACGTTTTGCTTTTCTTCTACTGCAAGTTTGTATTCTTTTGCTGCTTTAGTTTTACAATCTACAAAAGTAAAGTCATCTATCTTATTAGGTTCAAGTATCAATGTGTGGAATAGTTTACCATCTCTTAATGGTTGAGTTTCTGCTTGACCATACTTTGTAACGTACTTATATGTTTTAGGTGATTTAAGCACCATCTTTAAACTTGATGAAGATAATGCTTGTTTTCCTAAATAACCATAGTAGAAGTCATCATCGTACATATTATCTAATAGTTCCTTTTTGTCCCAAATCTTGTTATCGAATGTTTTAATTTTTTCTTGCATCTTGTATAATTAAGTCGTAAATATAATAGTGTGTTTGTATATCGCGTTCAGTTGAATCTATCATTGCCATAAACTGGTCATCATTTATTTGTGCGTTGAAGTATTCGCTGTATATCCATTGCAAGTCACGCTCCAGTGCTTGTATCTTGCTAAATATTTTTATTGTTGCATCTTCATTCATTGTCTTGGTCAAGGTTTAATATTACATCTATTTCGTTTGTAAAGTATGCTGATTGCATCCAGTCGTGTTCTAAAGCTGATAGTACTGCTTTTAGTTTAAGTGCTGCGTAATCGTTTTCTAATGTTTCTAAAACATAGATTACATTTTCTAATTCTGTTTTGATTTCTTGATTTGTCATTTTATTTGGTTTTAATGTTTAAGCAAATATAAACACTTTTTTAACAACTGCAAAGTATTAACATAATTTTAACAAAAAAAAGGATAGCTAATTGCTACCCTCTAATTTTAGTTTTATAATCTTTCTATAAACTGCATTAACTCTTTCAGAATTCAAACCTCTATTGTAATTGAATTTCATAATGCGTTGTATTCTTTGTAATGGTGATTGTTTCATATCTATAGTCTTTTAAGTTTTTCTAAATACAAAATTAAATCCATTGCTTCTTCTTGTGCGTGGTTTATCCATTCTTTATCTGTTAAATCTTCACGGTCTAATGTAGTATTGTATTTTTGTATTCCTACTTCACTACGTTGTTTAAACTTATTAATTACTGATTGCACTACACTATCTTTTACTTGTGCTTCAATCCATTGTGACATTGTGTCTTTTACTTTCATATCAATTTGCTTTGGTTAATATATAATTCCATTATCTTCTTTGTTGCTTCAAATTCGCTAAACTCTACCTTCTTGTTATTCTCTTTCAAATAGATTATATTTTTATAATCACTTGGAATATACTTTACTATATAGAATCTTTTGTTAGTATTAGCTTCTAATGAATAAGCAACGTTTCTTTTAACACAATACACCATTGCATCTACTTCTTTATAGTTTGCCTGATATATTTCTATTTTCTTTTTAGCCATCGATTCTTAAAAATTCTGCATTACCATATTCTGTGAACCATTCTTTATTCTCGTTATACTTTTCAATGATAGAGTTTATCATTACCAGTTCATCCAAGTTTGAAGTGGTTAACTTTGTAACTAAATCTTCAATGCTTCTTAATATGTTTGTAGTCATTTCTGCATCTGTATTATAAATCTTTCTGTATTCGTCAAAAACAGTTGTCTCCAAGTGATTGTTTACTTTATTAAGTAAATGCTTTAAAGCACCGTTATATTGCTTTGTGTAACGTAAATTCTCATTACATTCTAACAGTAGTTGTGATAGTAGTACTGATTTTAAAAATTCTAATTGTATTGGATTTTCTTTCATAATTTTAATGCTTGATTAATTTCTAAATATGTAACTTCTTTTTCTATTCTTTGTGTGTTGTAAAATTGTGTAGTTGCTGGATTCTTATTGTTTATTTCAAACGTTGGGTGTATCTTATGCAGGTTAAAACTAAATACTCCTTCAGGTGTTGAATTAATATAAATCGGAATATCTAAATGCTTTTCACATTCTTCTATCATTGCATCATATTTTTTCTTTTCAAGTAGTAGTGTTGGGTAGTGTTTTTTCCTGCATTTAAGTTCTATGCGATGCCCTGCAGTGGGACTATAACAATCCCACCTTGACATCTGATTTTTTGATTTAACTAAATCAGGGTAAACATTTGAGCGTAAAAACTCGAACAAATCCGCCTCGTTCCAATTAATCATTTACTTTGTATTCGTTGTAAACTTTTCGTAAATCGCCAATTGTATCTCTCCAACAAGAACCACAATTTGAATGCTCTATTTTGACTTCAAATACTCTTTCGTAAATAGCCATTATAGTCCATTGCTCGTTTGGTGTCAAACTACCTTTTGTTGGTTTAATGAATTCAGTTAACATATTGTAATCTGATTCTGTTAAACAGTTAACTTTTCTTCTATACGGAATTAAGTTATTTAGTTTTGCTTTACGTTCATCACATTTGCAATCTACTCCGGTAACTTTGCTAAATGTTTCTACTACTTTTTTTATTCCTGTTGCTTCTGTAATTTGCTCTATGGTATCCCCTAATCCACGAGCAGGTGTTTTTCTTTTTGCCATTAGTACATCATATTATAGTCGTTATTAATATATTCTTGATAATCATTCTCAAATTTTTCTTTCAAAATAATCTTATAATTCTTAATTGAATTAAATATTGAAATCAAACTGATATTTGTTTCTTTTGCTATATCTCGCATAGATAGATCCGTGTCCCTGTATAGCTTAAATAGTTTACGATCATACCAATTCCAATTCTTTATTTCTTCATCAATTAACATACATATATCGTTATATGCTTTATGTTCTTCTATATTTGAATCATCAAATAATTCCCAACACCCATCAAAAGAAACC